CCGCCACATCGAGCGAGTCCCTCGTGCCGTCTGGCAGGGAGCGGAGCGCGTTGCCTTGGAGGTCGATGGGAGTGGTTGTGCCTTGGTAGGGTTCGTACTCGGTCGGGATTTCGGAGCCGCGCACAATCATTATCCGAACCTGCGCCGAATACAGCTTCATCAAGATGCCTATTTCCTGTGCGCTGTCGAGCGTGAACGTGCCGCCGAAGTCTGCCGCGTATACGCTTGACCCGACCTTCGTCACGATAATCGACTCGTCCGAACCGTAGATGTAGAAACTGCTGGCGTTGTTTGTTCCAGCATTCTCGACGAACACGGCGTATGAATATGTCCCAGCACCGAGCGGCACGTACATGTCGCATGTACTGTAGTTAAACGCGCGGCTATCGCTTGTCGTGCTCCGCGCCCTTATCAAGCCAGACTGGTCGACCGTCTTGGCTCCTGCGGCACCCGAGAAGGTAAGGAACAGGTCGCGCTTCTCGGATATGAGGTTGCCGCTTTGCGCAGCAATCTGCACGGCATCCTTGGGGAGCCATGGCGTCTTATCCGCAGCAGTTTCGATTGATGGCCGTAGATAGAAATCAACGTTAATGGCGGCGTTTGCAGCAAAGTAAATTTGATACCTTGTCATATTGCTGCCAGTTGTTGCTGGAAGAACCCTGTTCGAAGGCGAAATAGCCGCTGCTCCGTTTCCATACCCGCAAGTGATATTGCCGTAGACGCCGCTGTTGCGGATATGATGGTACAGCCCAGTAGCAATATCGAACGGTTCTTCCAACGGTAAATCGAATCTTGTCGACCCGCCGACTGTTTTCTTGCCGTAGACGTGGATGAAGCCGTCAGATGTGACATCTGCCGTGATGCCATTCTGTTCATAGGTGCCAGCCACGATAGCTGGGGCGATGTTTCCGCTCTCCACGCTCCTAATCGGCACGGGATTGCTCGGACTCGGCGTGCCGTCCTGCATGGACTGGCCGTCGATGTGGAGCGAGGTCATGATGCCGACTGCATCCTGAGTCTCGACAACCTCTCCGCAGGCGTATGCGTCTCCGAGGGAGCCGCCTTGGTTCTCAAGCTCGATGATGCCATCGGGGGTCTTGAGCCACATCCTAGCGTTGGGATAGGGAAGCGTTGCGACGAGAGTCCTGCCGCTGCCGCTCCTGAGCTTGGGTTCGGCGTCGAGAACCTTGCCAGCGTCCTCGTCAGCCCCAACGGTTGCCTCCTTGGAATCGCCTGCGGATGCTTGGTCTGTGGCCGCGCGGTAGACAATCTCCACCGTCGAGCCATCGGGCACGAGCCGCGTCATCGACTCTGCTGGGATGGTGAACGAGCCTGTCGAATCCAACGAGTCGGCTACAACCGTCTCCGTGAGGATGTTCTCGCCGTCAACGAGCACCTTGTCGATGTAGAGCGTTGACATTCCGTATGGGTAGTCGTTCGAGTATCCCACGGTGAGGCCAGCGGGGGAGATACCAGCACCGTCGAATGTGAAGGTTGGCTGGAAGATGAAGTAGAAGTCCTGAGTTGCCGTCTCGCCGACGAGGTTGGACGTTTCATCGACTCCCACGCACCTGACTTGGAACTGCACTTGCAGGTTCTTGTACGAGTCGATGCTGTAAGAGCCGTCGATAGCGTCTGCAAGCCACGCGCTCTGCCCAGTCTGCAAGTAGTTCGCGGTCTCCCATGCGGTGTAATCAGACCACTCCTGCCACGTCGAGTTCCTCGATGACATGTAGCGTTTCCTCATGCGCCACTGATAGTGGTTAGGCCCTGAATTAGTCCACGACTGCGTGCATGTCCACGTCGCGTATGCGCTGCCAGTCGGAGCCTTGGTGCCTATCGCAGAGCCGCCCTTTTCCTCTGATAGGGCGAGGTTCGCGGGGATGGGGATGAACGGGTCTGTTGCCTCGGTGGGGTAGAGCAGCCAGCGGAATGCGTTGGTGCCCTCGTCCGCGAGAATGTCGATTGAGTTCGCGTTGGACGCGCTCGCAACGTGCATCATGTACATGTTGCCATCGGAGGTGTTGCCGTAAGCGCCGAGAGAGATTACGGGGCACTCGACCCCCTTGTACGTGTGGGTGTGGGTGTCGCGGACGAGAATCTTCCACTGCTGGTGCCTGACGTTCTGCGGCTCTCCCCACTGCACAACCAGAGCGTTGTTCCTAGCCTCGTTGCCCTTGATATCGAGGTACTTGCCAGAGTTGACGTTGCGGATTCTCCACTTGTTCTCGCTCTCGGACTCCTCGATAAGGACGAACTTCTGGTCGTTGATTCCGCTGGTAGGCCACACGATAGCGCCAGCCATGTCGGACTTGGACGAGGAGCCGATTGCCGCGACGTAGTTCGTGTTCAGCATGGAGTGGAGTTCGTACACGCCGCCGCTCGCAAGCGGTGGACGTGGGACGAAGAACCAGTGCTGGTCTGTCAGGTTCTCGTCGCTCCAAAGGAGGACGTTCTTGCCAGCGGCAGCGTCCCTGTCGGCGATTTCGAGGACGAAGTTGGTGTCGGCTGCTATCTGGATTTTGTACGTGGGATACTCGATATCCCTGAACGTGACCGTGTTGCCAGTAGCGCCGAGCACCCACTTCTGCGCCCTCGTGTCGTTGTTAGTCCACTGCTGGACGTTGGTTCCGTTCCTGATGTTGCCGCCGTTCACATCGACCGACTTGCCAGTGTAGGCCGCGAGGATGCGGACGGTATCGTCCGAGTTGTATCGGACGGTGAAGAGCTGTGCGCGGTTGTTGAGGATAGTCCATACCTGAACGTTCGAGCCGTTGTTCATGCCAGCGTACTGAACATCGAGCGCGACGCTCATGTTCTTCGCGCTTACGATAAGGTACTCGCCCTCTGGAATAGGTCTAGCCAACGTAACCCCTTTCCCTTGCTTTCAGGGCGTAGGCGAAGTCGATGACGTTCTGCCTGATGCCGATATCGTCGTTGACGCGCATCCCGTCGATGTTGATTACGGTGACCTGCTGCCCGTTCGGTGCGGACATGTAGAAGGACGGGTCGCTGAGGCTTCCAGCCATCGTCTCCGTGAGCGAATCGACCTCGCTCTCAAGGTACGGGATGCCCCTCCTGATTCCCTTTGCGAGGTTCTGAACCATGTGCAGACCCCACACGTCATCGGTGCTGAGCAGGCCGCGCTTAGGCCTTGAGTGCTTGAGGTGGTCGGAAATGTACCGCGTAATCCTTCCAACTGTCGGGATGACGCTCGTGTAGAACGCGGAGTTCATTCCACTCGCCAAGCTGGATACCATGTGGTCTCCGCTTGATGTGAGGTCGATTCCGCTGAGCGTGTCCTTCACGCTCTTTGCGGTGCGCTTCGTGGATGCCGTGACCTTCACGGAACCCTTGTCAACGCCCTTCGCCATGCTGCCGCTAACGCTCTCGTCGGCTGCGTCCTCAAGCTCTGTTGCCCTGCTGGTAACGTAGTCCTTAGCGCCGTTGAGGATATCCTCGATGCTGCCGTTGACTGAGATATCGCCAGAGGCGATGCCTTCTGCGAAGGCCTGCATAGCGTAATCGCCGTCAACGCCGAGTCCGTTAGCCCAGTTCTGGATGATTGTCTTCCAGTCAGACGTGGACATATCGAGGTTGCCCGTGATAAGCGCAAGGGTATCTTCGAGGAAATACCCGTCAGCGTTGATTGCATTGACGAGTGCCGCCCACTGGTCTTGCGTGAGCGAGGAGAAGTCAATCTGCGACTGGCCTGCCTTCTCCAAGTCTGCGTTGAACTTGTCGAGCCTTCCAGAGAACTCCTCTGCTCTATCGCCTAGCTGCGCGAACATGTCATCGCCGACTGCGCTGCGAAGGATATCGAGCTTCTCCGCCGTCGTTTCGGCGGTGCTATAAAGCTCGCCGAGCTGAGCCATGTACTCCTCATAGGTCATGTCACCAGCCCTTAGAGCCGCCTCCATGTCCTCGATTGACTGCCTTAGCGCATCGACTCGTGCCTTAGCATCATCGTATTGCTGTTCTGCGGCCTTCATGCTCTTTCGAGCTTCATCGCGTTCGCCACGGTTTCCCGCTTCCTCGAAACGCTTCTTCGCACGCTCGTATTCTTCCTCGTAGTATTCGAGGTCTTTGTATGCGGTTTCAAGCTCTTTTGCCGTCGCGCTGATTTCGGCTCGTGTCTTTGACTGCTCCTGCAACGTCGCGGTCATGTTTGCGATGATTGCTTCGGCTTCCGCATATTTCATGCGGGCGTCGATAAGGTTGTAGAAGTTCTCGGTAAGGTCTCCAACCGCCTCACCCTCTTGTCCGAGGATGCCGCGCTCCTTGTCCATAATCTCGTAGTTCGTGCCGAACTCGTTGTTGAATTCTTGGACTGCCCATGTAAGCTCGCCGAGCTGCTGGCTCGTCAGCGGAACATCGGAGTTCGCATATTCTTGAAGAACCCTTTTAACAGTTGCGAGCTTGTCGATTTGTGCCTGTGCCTGCTCGTTGTTGTCGGCAATCGTGTCGTTGAGCGCGATGTATGCGTCGAGCACGGAATCGCTGCTTGCAGCGGCCTCCTCTGCCGTCCTGTGATAATACTCGAAAGAACGGCCTGCCGCTTCGATTGACGGCGCTGTGAGCCTTGCAGTCCTGCCAAGCCCGTCCGTTGCCGCTTCGAGCTTGTCTGCGTGCTCCTTTGCCTTGCGCTCAGCCTCAGCAGTCTCTTGCAGTTCATGAGCTATGAGTCCGATTGCGACAAGCACGCCTCCGACAACAAGGCCAGTCTTGAGGCCAGCAAGGGCAATTCTGGCACTCTCGATGCCTTCCGCCGTAAGCTCGGTAGCGCCAGAAGCAGCCGAGAACGCCGTTGCGAGCGCCCTCACACTGCTTTCGCCACCTCTTAGTGCGCTGTGCAATCCAGAGAAACCACGAGCGGCTTTGCCAAGACCCATGACAAGCGTTCCAGTTCCGCTTGCCAGACGCCCAAGCATGTTGATTGCTATGGGAGCGCCAGCAATCATAAGCGCGTTTCTTGCCGTGACCTCCCTCTCGGCCTTGGAAAGGCCGTTGAACTGCGTGAGGGCATCCTCGGCCTTCCCAGCAAGCGTCACCAACGCTGGTGTCAGGGCGTTGCCGAAATTAACCGTCGCTGTCTCAGCCTCGCCGCGCAGAAGCTCCATCGCCCAACCGAGTTCTCCGAGTTGAGCCTGTGCCATACGGCCAGCAGCGCCAGTATCCTTCGTGTATTCGATATATTCCTGTAGTTTCGCAGAGCCAGCATCGACAAGGGCGAGCGCCGCGTTAGCGCCACGTGTTCCGAATACAGTCTTGACGAGCGAATCGCGCTCCTCGTCGTTCATTCCAGCCATCGCATCCGACAGCTCTTGAACGACCTCGATAGCGGACTTCATATGGCCGTCTGCATCACGAACCTCGATGCCATACTCGGCCATAGCCTTAGATGCCTCGTCTGTTGGCGCGGCAAGACGCAGCAGGACGTTTCTCAGCGCCGTGCCGCCCATTTCCGCTTCGAGTCCGTAGTCGGACAGAAGGGCGAGAGCGCCAGCAACGTCGTTGATTGTCCAACCAGCAGCACGTGCCCAAGAAGCGGCCTGTGTGAAGCCAGTGGAAAGACCACGCACGCTTGAGACGGAGTTCGTGGCAGCACCAGCGAGCGCGTCTGCAACGAGCGTCGCATCGCCAGCTTCGAGCTGGAATGCCGCGATTGCCTGAGCCGTGACCTTCGCCGCATCCGCAAGGTCTAGCTGGCCAGCGGCGGCAAGGCTCACAGTTGCATCGAGTGCGCCAGCCTTGATTTGCGCCTCGGTCATACCGCCCTTGGCAAGATACGAGATTGCCTGACCAGCCTCGGTCGCAGAGTAGATTGTCTCCTTGCCAGTGTAGAGCGCAAGCTCGCTCAGGCTTTCGAGCTTATCGCCAGTAATGTCTAGGTAGCCGCCGATTTGCGAGATTACGTTCCCGTACTCCTCGACGGAGCCAATGAGCTTCGGTGCCCCTACAAGAGCCGCCAGCCCGACGAACCTCGTATACGAGTCTGTGAGCGACACGAGGTTATCGCCGAAAGACTTAAGACCTTCGCCGACTCTGACGGACATATTGCCGAATCCAGCCAGACCATCGGTTGCGTTCTTGATATCGAGCAGCCGCATCGACGCTTCGAGCTGCTTGATAGTAACGTCGTTGGTCATGAGCTGGGTGTTGAGGTCGCGCAGCTTGTACTCGGTTTTCTCGATTTGGCGCTGCATCTGCTCGTATGCTTTGCTGCCTTCTTCGAGTCCGTTGAGCTGTGTCTTGTATTCTTGAAGCCGCTTGTTTAGCTGCTTCTGCTCCTCCTCGGCCTTGTCGATTTCCTTCTTAAGCTCGCTGTATCTGGTCGCGCTTCCCTTGAGGGATTCGAGGTTCTGCTTGTAGACCCTCAGCCGCTCGTTGAGCACATCTTGGCTCGCCTCTGCGCGTTTGAGCTGCGCCTCAACCTTGTTGTAGGCGTCGCTGCCCTTCTCAAGGCCTTGCAGCTCCATCTTGTAGAGGGCGATTTTCTCGGATAGCTCCTGCTGCCTTTTCTCGGCATCGGCGATTGCCTTCTTGACTCTCTCATACGCATTGGCATCGCCTTCGAGGGCTTTGAGCTGCGCCCTGTAGTCGTTGAGCTTCGCGGTGAGCTGAGCCTGCTCTGCCTCGGCCTTCTCGATTTCGCCAACCAGCTTGTCGTAGGAATCGCTTCCGACTGGGGTGCCAGTGAGAAGCTGCTGGTATTCCTTGAGCTTCGCGTTGAGCTTATCCTGCTCCTGACGCATAGCCTCGGACTGCCTCTTGGCAAGCGTGAGCTTTTCGCCCATAGACTCGTAGAACTTGGATACGAGAGCAGTGTTGGACGGGTCGAGCTTCATGGCCTTGCCGACAGCCTCGACCTCGCTCTGGACGGAGCGGCTCGTGCGCTTGATTGAAAGCAGGACGCTTTCTAGCTGGGTCGCATCGCCAGTGATTTCGATTGTCAGACCTTTGAAGTTACCCGCCATGTGGTTCTCCTCGGATTAAAGAGCTGCAACGTCGGCGGCTGTAGCCATACGGGTGCCCTCCTCGCGCTCCTTCTGCGAGATAGAGCTGGCATACTGTATCGCCGTGTACCGCCGCGCATCGCGCGGGGACATATGGAAGGCTTCGGAGTAAGAGAAGCCGACCCTCATGAGCGAGAGAATCCTCGTCTCGTCAGGCCAGACCTCCTCCTCAGCCGTTGGTTCGCTAAGATTCCGCTTCCTCGGTCGCGTTGGATTCGATAGCGTTTTGTAGTCTCTCTGGGAGACGAAAGGTACAACCGCCGAGCTTGTTGATAATGGCGGTGTAAATCTCAATGAGTTCGTAGAAGTTGATGGGGCTGTGCTCGACCCTGCTGTAGAACTCGTCCCAAGACTCGTCCATACTGCCAGCCGCACGAGCCATAGCCCAAACGATGCCGAACATCTGCACGCTCACGCCGAACGCGGGAGAGGTTCCGATGCCCTCCGCATCCTGTGCAAGTTGCAGCATGTCGGTCAGAAGATTGCCAGTATACGGCTCTTCGACATTATCCTTGAAGGTGTCGGCATACGCCTTGCAAGCGCCCAGAGAGGACTCAAGCTCGTATTCCCTGCCGAAAAGCTCGATGGTGACGCGGTTCTCCGCGTTCGTCTTTGCGGTATTCTTCGCCATTCAAATCACCCCTAAAAAAATGAGGGGGCGTAAGGCCGCCCCCTCAGTTGCCGTAGATGCTAGGCCGTCACCAGCGGGACAGCGTTGAAGAACGTGGCGTAGTTGTCCTCGCCAGTCTCGCAGGAGTACGTGACCTTGTTCTCGCCGTTGATGACGGCGTTGGTGCCAGTGATGGTCGAGGTCTCGGAAGCCTCGCTGATGCTGTCCGTGTTGGTGCTGGCCGAATAGGTCGGCACGGTCGCGGAGCAGTTGAACCAGCACACGCGCTTGCCGCCGAGGTCGGTGCTCAGCTCGAACAGGAGGGCGAACTTCTTGGACACATCGGAAGGGCCTGCGGAGAGACCGCCGCCAGTCTCGGCCTTCTGGCCGAGAACGTCGGTGTAGAAGCTCTTGGGGAACTTCGCCATCTGAAGGTCACCAGAGATGCCGCTCTGGGCGCTGCGCTTCCAGTACTCGATGTTGTCGGCGTAGATGATATCGGAGTCGTTGCCAGAGTTGGAAACGGAGAGGGACTCAGCGCCCTCCATGTGGACGGGTGCGCCGTACTTGCCCGTCTCGGGGTCGATGACGGCGTAATAGGCGTTCGAGAGACCGAACTGAACTTTGCTCATAAGCTACTCCTTCGTTGGATTACTCCTCAATGAGGGTTATCTGGTAGGAAGCCACAACGCCGTCGCTGACGATGTAGTTCTCCCTTTGCCATGCAAGGCCGAGGCCTTCGAGCATGGCCTGAATCCGCTTCTCAAGCGGAATGTCCCGTGTCTCCGTGAACACTTCGAGTTCATACGAGACGGGGGAATGTCGGACGATGTTGTCCGCGAAGATGTTGTCTGTGCCCTGCGGGGTCAGCGTGCAGTACGGGAAGTCTGGTGCCTTCTGCGGGTACCAGCGCATCTGCGCCGTGGGGAGTCCGTTCTCCTGCAACACGGAGACGAAGTTGGTCAAGGTGCAATCAGCCATCAGTCCTCCAAGTAGACGGAGCGGTCTGACGCAGCCGCGTCGATGACTGCGGCAGCAGCCGCGTAAGCCTTGTCGAAGTGCGGATGGGGCTTGACCCTTCCGTACACGGTGCCCTTCATGACGATGCGGTGGCCGAACTCGACAAGGTGGGCGAGTGACGGCTCGTTCTTGTTGGCAACGGTTGCCGAGACGAATCCGTTCTTCAATGCCCTGCGGTGGTTGTAGACCTTCCAGCCTTTCGCGTAGATGTTTCGGTCATGCCCTACCTCCACGCGACCAATCCACGTTCCGCTGTAGGTCGATAGGGATTTCTTCGCGGCCTTGGCCGAGGTCTTAACGACCTTGCCGAGAACCTCGTAGTCCTCCTCGACCGTCTCCTGAACGGACTCGTAGATTGCTTCCGAAAGCTGGTCGGGGCGAATCCTGATGAACTCAGCCATAGCTCACCGCCGTGTTAGGTGCCGTGCATGTCATGACAACCGAGTCGGTTGAGTAGGCGGTATCGGATATGGTGTATCGGATTCCCTCGAACTCGACGTAGGACTCGCCCTGATACACGGTCAGGGGGATTTCGAGCATCACGAGGCGCTCCAAGTCCTCCCTGCCAGACTTCCGCTCCATAGACTCGGCGAGTCGCAGGAGGTTGACCTTGACGGCTCTCTTCGAGAACGTCTGCCTCCACACGCCGTACTCGTCCTGCTCCTCTGCCGTTGTCAGAAGGTCTGCATCGTAGAGGAACAGCGACCTCAGCACCGTCACCGTCCTGTCCCACATCGTAGGGCAGTTGATGGGGTCGAACGGGATAGGGTTCGAGTAGACCCTATACCGTTCCCCTCTGATGGTGACGTGCGCGTTATTGAGGTCATCGTCGTGGTTGGTCTTAGGCCAGAGCAGCGTGAGCGTGGAGGTATCGCCCTTGTAACGTGCTTGGTTGATGAAGCGCGTCTGGACGTCCAGAACCGTGAGGTCTGTCAAGTCGGTCTGCTGGACTAGGACGTTCCTCACATCTGCGACGTTGCCGTCAGCGTACTCGACCGATACCGTCTCACCCCACATCGTTGCCCTCCATATGAACGGGGACAATCTTGAAGCGCATCCGTCCGAGACCGAGAGCCTTCTCCTCGGCCTTGAGGAGGTACATATCGCCCATAGGGTTCTCGAACTGGAACTGCTCGGTGAAGGCACCAGCGGTCTGCATGTAGCCTTTGAGCGGCGCTTGCGTGAAGCCGTTGCCGCCGCCCTGCCCCGCATCCAAAGTCGGGGACAGAGCGCGGCGTGCGACGTTGCAGGTTACCCACTTCAAGCTGTAGGCCTGAACGTCATCTTCGGGGTCAACGGCGATTCCCTCGTTTGCGAGACGGGTTCGGATGTAGGCGCTCGCGTCCATGAGGCGTGCGCTTACCATAGGCTCCTCGTCCTCGGTGAACGTGCGCCAGCGGAGCGCCAAATCCTCGATGGTTGCGAACGCTTCCATTCCTACTCCTTCTTCGCTCTGGGCTTGCGGGGAGCCTTGGGCTTCTCAACGATAGGCTCGACCCAGCCGCCAGCGGCAAGCTCGGCCACGCGCTCGTCGGTGCCCTCGAATGTGTCCCCGACCTGATAGATGTTCTCAGGGTTGAACCTGTCCCTGAACCTTGCGATAACCTTCGCCTTCATGTACCCCTCCTAGCCTTAAGGTGCGGGCGTGATGGTGGCCTTGACGATGTAGTCGAGAACCTCGGCGTAGAACTTGACGCCAGTGGCGGCGTTGGTGATGACGCCGAAACGCTCGTAGCTCGGCTCGTGGGACACGCCGATGAAGCCGCTCTCGACCGTCTGATAGGGGAGGCCAGCAGCGGCGAGGGAGGCGAAGTCCACGTTGAACAGGTGCAGGTTCTCGGAGGGCGTTACGATGATGTTGCCCTTCTCGACCTTGTTGGTGACGAGGACGTTCTCGATGCCGACGAAGGACTCAAGGTAGGTCATGCCGAACGCGGTCTGCGTGGTGATGTTGGCCTTGCCGAGGTAGTCGGCGATATCGAACGGGTTGACGATGTGGATGAGACGGCCATAGGAGTCGTGGTTGGTCTCCATGGCGTCCTGAATCACGGCGTCGGACTGGGCGAGCGCGTCCTGAAGCGTGGTGCCATCGGCGGTGCCAGTGCCAGTGTTCAGGCCAGCGATGAAGTCGGTCACGATGGTGTTGCGGATATCCGCGAGCATCTTGGCATCCTCGCGCAGGACGGCGTTGGTCACGCCAGCCTTGAGAACCGCCTCGGCCGTGGTGAGCTTGCGGTAGGGGATGGGCTTGAGCGAATCCATGTTGGCGATGGTCAGGCCGTACTTGGACAGGGGAACCTCGTCACCTTCCGCGCGGGAGGCGGAGGCGGGGTTGAGGCTACCAGTCACGGTGTACTGATAGAGGGTGGTGCCAGCGGTCATGGTCTCGGGAGTGACGATGCCGAGGATGCGGGCAAGGTCGTTGACCTCGCCGTTGAAACGCTTGGCGAACTCGATGTTGAGGGCGGATGCCACATCGGAAGTGAGAACGGTGTTGGTGAGAACAGCCATGTTGTCTCCTTACTTGAATTTGTCTAGGTTCTTGGAGATAGCCTCGACGCGCTTCACGGGGTCTTGGATAGCCCAGATGCTCTCTGCCGTGACGGTATCTACGTGGTTGGCTTCTCCGTTGTCTGGATTGGAGCCGTAGTGGGAAAGGCCAGAGTCGAGGATTGCCTGAGCGTGCGCCTGCATCTCCTCAAGCGTGTCCCCACGGAGGATTGAGGCGGGGATGCCCTTCTCCTGAGACACCTGAGCTGCCCATGCTCGGCGCTCGTTGTCGTGGACGAGTGCGCTGTGCTCCTTCTCAAGAGCGACGTACTTCTCGTTCAGCTTCTCGTACTCGGACTTGTTTGCTTCCTCAAGCTCGTCCAGCTTCGCGGCCTTGGCCTTCAACGCCTCGTAGTCATCGGGGACGGACTGCTTGGCGCGTGCGAGACGCTCCTGAACAATCTTGTCCACCTGCTCCTGCGTGAACGTCTTGGTCTGGGTCGCTTCCTCAGTTGCGGTCTGAGTAACCTCTTCGGACATAAGTCCTCCGTTCCCGCGCCCTAGCGCGTATCGGGGCAGACTTACCTTGTCTGCCAGAAGTAGTGGTATGAAAAAAGCCGCACGTCTGCGGCTTAATTCCAAAGTTGGTAGAACGGCTCCTTGCTCACGTAGGTCTCACGACCCTCCACGCCAGTCCTCGGAGTTCCCTTTGCTCCAAACGTGCAGCCGTCATCGTCATCGACGCATCCGCCAGACGATTGGCACACGAGATACGGTTTGGACGTGAA